CAGAATGAAAGCGGAGACTGGTATGCAAGCGGCACGAAGCCGGCAAAAATGTACCAATTAAACAGTGATGAATTTAGAAACGCAATGGCGGAAGACAACGCTTATTTTGAAGCATTCAACCGTCCTAAATATTATTTTGGATCCCCACAGGATCCTTCAACAGCAGGAATTTTCCAGGCTTCAGTCCCGGAAGGAGATAAAGGACCGCTTATCAGTGATACAAGCAGAGACGCTTTCCAACAAACAGGTGGTTACATGGGAGATATTCTTGATGTGGGAGTTCCTTACTTGACCACGTTAATTGATTTCCCTGAACTTATGGGTGCTTCTGGATATCTTGCCGAAAAAGGACTTGGTGGTATATCAACCATTAAGGATTCCATTGCCGTTTTCACTGGGGATTTTCCTGAATGGGAAAGTACAATGGCTAAAGGATTGCTTAGTGCGAGAGATGAATTTGAAACTGGATGGACAGATGCGGAAGGACAATCTTATGGGGGACTTACCAATAGGAGCTCAAACAGTACAATGAATATGGGTGGCCAATCTATTCCGGTGTTTATTGACTGGAACAATGATTTAGGAATGAACTCTGGTGGCGTGATATCAAAAAGTAGAGACACAAGACTTGTACATGAAAACGGAATTCGCACTTACATGGTTAAGGATGGTTTTGATAAATTTTTCAACGCTGAAGTTCTTGGTCAACAGGATCTTATTTCACGAACAATTGGTATTGGTTACGCAAGATCGCGTCAGCCAACTGGACGTATGCTGGCGGATGTTCTTCAAGGTTCCATGAAAGACGCCAGGTTTGTCGGCATAGGAACGGATCCAAAAGCCAACAGAACGGCTGTCCTTACAGCGCATGTTGGCATCATAAATGAAATGTATGAAAAAATTGATACTGCATACAGAAATGCCGGGATAACCAATAATCCGGATAAAGTTAACCCGCAATCCAAACACTATGTGGAGGGTCTTCGTTACATCAAAGAATTTGATGGAGGAAAAATTCCTGGAACCGATAATCATATGTGGAGTGTTAAAAAAATTAGAGAATTTGCGAATAAATACTATACGCTAAAATCACAAGTGCCTGGAATGCAGGATCTTCCGGAATTAACTTTCTATACATTTAATCAGTGGGAACAGGACGGAGAGATACAGCTTCAAAACGAAGTGATTGGACAGGACAAAGAGCAAAAAGGAACCGTGGAAAACATAAGGGATAAATTTGACCAAGGTTTTAACATTCTAATGGGGAATCAGTAATGGCGCAAAGTTGGTTAACGGGGGAAATTCCGGCAGGATATCAGGCACCGGCGGACACGCAGTTTTCAGCGAAGACTGACGGTGATGTTCCCATAAGTGAAGCGGAAAGAATTATAAGAAAGAACCAGGAAAGAATGAAGGCTGTGACAGGCCCCATTGGAAAGGTCTTCCGTTCACTCTCACAAATTTATTTAAATCCGTTGATTCCAGGAAAGAAATTTGACATTGCCAGCAACGAGGAAGCGGAAGCAATGAAAAAAGCTGAGATTCAGAAGTCCAAATTGTGGAGACAGAAAAGGGATGAAGTAAAGGATCAGATTATAGACGTTTTTCACAAGGCGAGAGATGGGTATGAAAAAACAGGAAATGAACAAATTCTGGATTTTGCGTTGCAGACAAAAGACCAGATGTTACAAGCATCAGGCTTAACTGACTTTGATCTTAATCCACAGGTAAGCAAGGAAGCTTACATTCTTCGTGATGATTCAGGACTGTGGTCATCATCTCCAAATCCTTATCCACAAATAGAATATTTATCAGAGGCAATTGGTGGACTGTTTGGAATGAGCAAGGGATATTCATTTGGTGAAGCATTGTTGGCTAAAAATTTTATCAAAAACATGGGAAAGGGTGCGGCAACAGGATTTGCTCGCGCTAAAGGTCCTTGGTGGCTTAAAGCTGGTGGAGCAGTCATTGGTGGAGCTGCGGCAGTTGGTGCCGCTGATTTTGGTTATGATGTTATGCTTGACCTGATGAATGGAGCCGGAAAGGCAAAAGAAAATTTAAAAGATGATCCTTCATCACTGAAGAAAAAAGTTTCTGAAATAGTTCCTGATGCATTGACATTCGGGCCTCGAGGAATTAACCGTCCTGCATTTGATGAACGATGGGAAAGTTTAAAGAAGGATGTCATTCTTGATGCTTCCATTTCAACCGCTTTCTTTGGTGCGCGTCCATTGTACTATGGATTAAAATCTACCATTGGTAAAGGTGTATTTGGAATGGGTAAGAAGGGGCCAGGAGCTGGCGCAATAGACCCACAACAATTAATCGAAGAGGAAATGAAATTGATTCAGAAGTTTGGCGGGGATGATTTAATGAAAAAAGTATCCCAAGCAGAAACATTAAATGTTCCTTTCATTGGCGGTCCTCTGACAAATTTACTTCGAACTAGATTTGCTAATCTTTTGGGTCCCGCTGTCAAAGACAATATGGTTCCGGGAACGGGGCTAGGAAAACACCACATCAGTAGCGCTGGATTTGTAAGTGGAGTGGAACCGATGCTTGGCAGGATACCGTGGATTGGAAAATGGATAAAGGAACATCTGGGACAACGTGGTGAATTTTATGGTGAATTGTCAGATAACATGCTTGGACGGTTGAATCCTTACGCATCAATGGCGGAATTGGATGATGCATACAAGGTTCTCTCCACCAAAAAATTTGGATGGTTCCAGAAAGAGGCATTAAAATTGGAACAGGATGTATTGAAAGCTGGTGATGCATATGGTGACATCATTAATGATCAGGCCGTTCGGATGATAGCAAGAAACATTCTCAACAGCATGAAAAGCACATGGGCAAAAGGCGAAGCCGGAAAAATCGTTCCAAACGCTACAAATAAAAAATGGGTAAAACTTCTGGAACAACTGTCAGGCGATTCAAGCGGAAAGAACGTTCGTCAGATGTTCAACATGAGAAAGGAATTGGACTTCTTTGTAGGGAAAAATGGGTTGGGGTCCGTTGCACGCGATCCTGAATCATTAAAGGATTTATCAAAAGCACTGGAATATGGAACAAAGGGAAGCAAGGATGATGTAACAGATCTCATCAAAGCGTGGGATACAGACATTGCACGAATAGGAAGTGAGTATGAGGCACCGGAAGTCGTTAAGGCGTTAACGGCTTATGATCGCTTTATTAACAACGGACTGTTGATGTGGGGAACGGATGCAGGACGAGTTGCGGGAAAGGTAAGCAAATTTGGATATGAATTGCAGCTTAGTAATGATTCAACACGCGCAGCGGCGTCCTTGTTCAAGACAGCGATAAAAAGCGGTGATCCTGAATCAATACTGAGATTAAAAAACATAGTGGGCGACGAGGCGTACTACCGTGGCGTTGGAACTCATTTACGAGATATATTTGAGCAAAACATTAAAGAAGTTGACGGAATAATGAAACCAAACTGGGCAAAACTTCGTGAAGTGCTTGGAATTTCAAGAACATCTAAGGCGCTTAAGGTAAAACCTTTCTGGGAAAAAGCACTTGACAGCTCAACTTCACCAGTAAAAATAATAGACGGAAAGGAATTTGATCCTAACCTGTTCAAAGGTGCCCTTCCTGAAGGAACAATGGCAAGCACGGAGCTTCGAAAGCTTCCGCAACTTGATGATTTTAGGTCTCTTCTGGATGTTATGGAAAAAGTTTTCAAGAATGGAATACCTTCAATGAGTGTGTTCATGGCTCGTCGTGCGACAATTGGTGGTGTAAGAGCAGGTTTAAATGCGGCGCTTCCAACACAGGTTCTAGGAACTGGTGCAAGAACTGGTGCCGGTACTGCCGGTGCATTAAGCTTGATTGGTGGACAGTGGTTCTGGCCTTTAATGGGTGCGTGGACTCTTCGTTATGGTGGAAAAGTCATGACCAGTCCTGTCAACATGCGCGTCTACAGAAACGCAATTGATACAAACTTACCTGAAACCGTTCGTGCCTTGAATCTCATTCGATTAATGAGAAACATGCCGGATGAGTGGAAATCTTTTGACCAAGATCTGGCTGAACTTGAAAATGCACAAAAACAAATTATAAAAACAGGTGGAAACAAAGCAATGCTCGATAAGTGGGGTAATAGATCAGCTGACGCTATGGAGCGTGTAGTGAATACCGCTTATGATTTAGGAAAAAAAGTTATTTCCGGTGAAACACCTTATGTTCCAAAAGTTATGGAACCAGGAACACTTCCATTTGAATACATGAAAGGGGAGGAAGCGCCACCTGTGGCCGATACCTATGCCCCTGAAGCTGCCGGTGAAGACGCGGGTGGATATGGTGTTACTGGATCATCCATTTATGGAAATCAAACCATGTCACCTAATACAGCTGGGTGGCTGTATCAGGGCAATACTGACGCGGCACTCGCCTCAAAGTACGGCGGACAAAAGGACGGAGGAATGATTGAACCCCTCAATGCCCCTCGAAAGATGGACAAGAGAGGAATAATTTCATTGGTGAGTTAGGTGGAGGAAGAAAAAATGACACAGAACCGTGAGGATATTATTAAGATTACAGGTGAACTAAGGTTGATTAACCAGAAGCTGGACAATCATATTCACCACATCTCTGAAAAAATTGACACCATCTTCAGGATTGTGTGGACAGTCTCATTCGGAGTGCTGGCGTTGATTCTCAAGGCCGTTTACACGGCGATGATGTAATGAATTATGATAAATTATTAGAGTCAGTCAAGAAACACGAAGGGTTTAAGGACCACGTGTATCTGGACTCACTTTCCAAACGCACCGTGGGCTACGGCCATCTTTGTGTGGAAGACCATTGGGAAGACGGAAAGAAATATGACAAGGAATATCTGGAAGACATTCTGGAAAAAGATTTACAATCAGCAATTGATCAGGCGCATGACATGTGCCAGGGACTGGAAATTTCAGACGATGCAAAATCCATAATTTGTGAGATGATTTTTCAGCTTGGAGGAAACGGTGTTTCCAAGTTCAAGAACATGTGGAAAGCCCTTAAGGAAAATCCGCCAAATTATTTCGAGGCGCACGTTCAGATGCTTGACAGCAAATGGGCCAAGCAAACGCCAAATCGAGCTAACGAAATGTCGGAGCATATGAAAAACTGTGCCTAAAACACCTAGATTTAACCTTCAAGGAATCTTAAGTCTCCTTACAAAAAAACCTATTGAATGGCTTACCAATCTCATTAGCAAAACCAGGGGAGCCGATGGTGTCGTGGAGAGTATTACAAAACCATATGACCCTCAGAATGTTTTAATGGATATATTTGAAAAAACAGCAAGGGGGGAATTTGGCATAACAGCTGACGAAATAGGATCCAAAGTGGATCTGGAAACTTTGGCGCGATTGCGTTTGAAAGACGCGATATCCGCTGGGTTCAGTGTTGAGGACTGGATCAAGGCGAGAACAGATCCTGGCGCTCTTCAGCATACACATAAATGGACAGAGGGAGAACCGGCCGTGACAATAGAAGACTGGCAACACATGGACTGGGATCAGGCTCAAAAATTTCCCAACATGACATATGAAAAGTGGCAACAAGCACAGGACCTTGCCGGTTATACATGGGACCCAAAAGAAAATGCCTACGTAAAAGTGGAGGAAAACTGGGAACTTGTACCAGAGCATTTACGCCCGGCAGAATTTCAGGAAAATCCAAAAGGATATGATAAAGCTGTAAAAGAACAAATAGAAAAGGAAAAAAAGAAGGGAATATTTACTCTAATTCAAGGCGGGAAAGATGATGATTGGTCTCCACCTGGTCTTGCTGGTGGAGGAATCAAGATTAGAACACCCAAGTTGCATGATACAGGATTGATGAAATCTCTGTTAAAATTGGGTACAACCATGGGAATGAGTGAAAAGGAATTATTGGAAATGGCAATAAAATTCAATTGGGATGTATCCGATAAATTAAAAAAACAGTACGGTATAACGGATGAGGGTTTAAGGGCTGGAAGTGACAAAGGACTGGAGTGGCTTCTTCTGAAAGCAAATCCTGATCTTGCGAAGCAGCCTTACTCTGAATCCAAGGTAAATAAAATGCTCAGCGAAGAAATAGGCGAACTGCCTTCAAAACAGATGGATCTTTTTAAGAAGAAAACTGGTGGGTTAGTGAGTTTGGTCAATGGGTAGTCCAATAAAATTAAAACCACCTAAATTAAGATTGGGAGAGCGTTTCGGAAAGGGTCTTGGATCCATATTCGATTACCTTTCTCCTTCCATGCAGCTTCCGTTACTGAAGGTCATGAAGAAACTTCACCCAGTCTACGCCGATGTTTTTATAAGTAAGTTAGGTGAGAGACTTGCCTGGGAAAGGGATTTACCCCCACAGTTGCGGGACATTGGATACGAAGACAAAGCGGCGATAAAACTCAAAAGATGGGTGTTTGACAATGTTAAGCATGAAAAGGGACAATATCCCTTTAATGTAAAATTAGGATGGCCCAAGCTTCTGGATTTTACTATTAGAGAAGGGAACAGGAAAAAACCTTTCAATTTTATTAGGGCTTTCGATGAAGATTTTTTAAAGTATAAAGAAACAGATGAATTCAAGTATGACATGGCACTGCAAAATCAGAAACTGGAAAAAGAATTAACAGAACTAGCGGATGAAAAAGAAGGGGCGAAAATTATTCCGTTTAAAAAACCTGAAAAATACAGTGGTGGATTAATTAGCTTGATTTCTTAGTCTTTTTGTGATATAAGGAACCGTGAAATTAATTAAGAAATATGATTACTCATCATTGAAAAGGGAGGACGGGGAAGCCCGTTTATACCTTACACCCGACGGTGAAAGCTTACCGTCCGTTACGACCATTCTCTCAAAAGCGAAAGACAAGAGCTTCCTGAAAAAATGGCGCAACCGTGTGGGGGACAAAGAAGCGGAGCGAATAATGCGTGAATCCACCCAGATTGGAACGGCGCTCCACCTATATATAGAACGTTTAGTGAACAAAAAAGGATACAAGGATTTAACGGAAATAGGGAAAACAGCCCAGAAAATGGCTGAAGTCATAGTGAAGGAAGGGCTGAAGGACATCACGGACGTATGGGGATCGGAGGTTAACCTCTATTATCCAGGAAAATACGCCGGAACGGCTGACATGATTGCGTTGTACCAGGGAAGGCCCGCAATTATCGATTTTAAGCAGGCTAATCGGCCAAAGAAGCGCGAGTGGGTGCAGGACTACCTTATGCAGCTTTCCGCTTACGCCATGGCCCATAACGAGATATTTAACACCGAAATTGACCAGGGCGTCATTTTTATGTGTTCACGCGACCTTACTTTCCAGAAATTTGAACTGAAAGGCGACAATTTCATTCGCGCCGGTGAAAAATTCATGAAAGCACTTGACTTTTACCTGAAAACTATTATATAATACATACAGGATGCCGTAATGGGTCCTACTAAATCTTGCTTAACAGGAGGTAAATATGAACGAGCTAGATATCATACGTAACCATTTTCTTGGTTTTAACAATGACTTTTTTGATAATTTCAGGACAGTCTCAACCTACCCACCATACAACGTAAGAGAAAAGAATGACCTAGGTGTCATTGAATTCGCCGTTGCGGGGTTCGCTGAGGGTGATTTGACAGTTGAGGTAAAAGACCAAACTTTAAAGGTTTCGGGGTGTAAGGAAAAAAAATCCGACGGGCAGCTCAAGCACGAATCGGACTTTTATCACAAAGGAATATCGGATAGAACTTTCCGAAAAAGCTTCAAACTTCATGAACACATTAGAATTGATGGAGCGGAGCTAAAGGATGGACTTCTTAAAGTTACCTATAAACGTGAAATTCCAGAATCCGAAAAACCAAAACAAATAAAAATTAAATCCAGCTAGAAAGTTCCTCACCGCTGATTTCCTTGGCGATGTTGACCTTGTTCCGAAGGGACTTAATGATTTTATCATCCACAGTCCCTTTGGCTACTAGATCTATATAAAGTACCGCATTCTTTTGTCCTATTCTATGGGCACGGTCCTCTGACTGAATTCTTTTTTCCAAATCATAATTGTTTGAATAGTATATGACCGTACTAGCAGCGGTTAATGTGATCCCGTATCCACCTGTTTGGGTGTTTCCTATGAAGAAACGTATGGAAGTCTTTCCCTGGAAAGCGTTAATGCACTTCTGCCGATCTTCCGTTGCCGTTGCGCCGTAATACGTGCAGCATGAGCTTGATCCGTATTCATCTGAAATGGCCTTTTCAATTCTTTTAATGTCATGAATGTAGTTGGCCCATATGATTACCTTTCCCGTGGTCTCTCCCAGTATCTGCATCAATTCATCAAGCCTGTTATTTTTAAGGTCCAGTGTATCCCCGCTGTCCGTTTTCATGTGACCGCACGTAATCTGGTGCAGTCTTATCAACTGTGTCAGAACATTGACAGCGGTTAGTGACTCTCCCTTTAATATTGTCATGGCGTTGGCTTTCATGTCACGGTACGCTTTGTTCTGTTCCTCCGTCAGTTCCACTTCACGCTTGGTGTATACCTTGTCCGGTAGATCAAGGCAGTCCTTCTTCAACACGCGGTATGAATGGGGTGATACAAGCTGTCCCAGTTGGGCCAGGTTCTTGAACTTGACGATCTTCTGGTACTTGTGCGTTCCGCCTGCGGCGTTCGCTGTAATGACCACGGCGTACCGGGTTCTGAATGCGTAGTAGCTTTGCTGACCCAGTATTTCCGGATCAAGAAAATCCATCTGTGACCAGAGGTCCATGGGTGACTGTGTCACTGGGGATCCAGTCAGAATTCTTCTGTATTTGGTTTCCTTGGATAGTCCTAAAATATTCTTTGTTCTCTTTGCTTTTGGATTTTTAATGGTGGTGCTCTCGTCAACAATCATCATGGACCGCCCTATTAAATATATCTTCGCGAATTCCATTCCTTTTTTTGTTGAGAGTGCCTCAACGTTCATGACCATTATTTTAAAAACCATGTCTCCGCTGTGCTGTTTCATCCATCCCAAATCATCGAGATATTTCCTGGATGTTGATTGTTTCCATGACACAACTTTTTTTTCAATGTAGTCCGGAACGTGCGTGGGGATTTCTTGATCTACCCACGTCATGTACGTTCCCTTTGGAGCAATCACTAATAATCTGTCAATTTTCCCTTTATTATAAAGTATGCACGCATTGTCCAATGCTATCTTGGTTTTCCCAGTTCCCATCTCGGCAAAGATGGCAAAAGATTCCTTATTCCAGCATTTTTTCAAAGCATCTTTTTGATGCTCATACGGTTTAGTTTTAAATTTATACATTGGCGTAATACGGATCAGCGTCTAAATTTTTAAACCATTTTGGTGGATTTTTCCATTGACCAATTTTATGCACATAATAATCCCTATATGCTCTTACAAAATCATCTTGTTTAAATTCATCTGGCATGCACTGTGGAGGATCAGTAATATTATCAAAAGACGAAAGTCTTGGATAAAGTTCGTGAATAGCATTAATAACTTGCTGACACGCATGAAATTTATTATAACGAACTGTATATTCTTTAGACAATTCTTCTGCGTGACAAAGTGCCCAATAAAAATTATCACGGGTATCACCAACCCATATTGTCATGGGATGATTGGGATAAGCTGATTTATATCCTGCATCATAGCCACGGCGTCTAATTGCTGTAGACAACATTTGTGTAGTTTCTAATACCATTTTAACTACATGTTTGTCACACTGTGCTCGTGCAGCTTTAGCTGGGTCTTCATTTAAAAAAAATATATTCATATTGTATTTCTAACTTTCTACTTGACAAAGCTTATATCATAGTGTATAAGGAAAGTCAAGAAATAAAAATATGACAGTATATGTTTTACAGGAAATGGGAAGAAACGTTAGATCGGCAGAGAAGTTTGGTGATTTAAAAATTTTACTTCCTGACAATAAACAAATTGTCCTATCCTCCGGACCACTTACCCATAAGCTAAGAAAAGAGTTATCCACATTTTGTGACGATGACTACTTGCTTTTGATAGGGGATCCTGCTATAATAGCAATTGCTGGAGCAGTTGTAAGCGAAGCAAACAGAGGAAAATTCAAGGTTCTGAAGTGGGACCGTGATGAAAAGAAATATTACGACATAGAAATAGACTTGAGAGGTAAAAATGAGTGATCTATTAAGACAAATGGCCCAAGATGCGGGCAACACGGCCCAGGACAACATGGGTAAGATTGGCGCAGTAGCCAATGACATTGCTGATACGGACAAAGAGATCAGTGATATAGAAGATCAACTAAAAAAGAAAAAACATTACAAGAAACATTTATCAGAAAATGTTTTACCTAATCTTTTTGCTGAGGTTGGGTTATCAGAGTTAAAACTAGCAGACGGCAGACATCTTAAAGTAGGTAACTATTATGGGGCGTCGATAAAGGACACTAAAAAAAGTGCCGCGTTTGCATGGTTACGGGACAATGGATTTGGGGATTTAATAAAAAACCAAGTCTCTTGCAGCTTTGGACGGGATGAAGATGAGAAAGCTAAAGGATTGATTAACACTTTAAATGAAAAGGGTTTTCAATCTTCACAACGCGAGTGGGTCGAACCCTCCACCCTTCGCGCATTTATACGTGAGCAACATGAAGCAGGCAATCAATTGCCTATGGACTTGTTAGGAGCTTACGTAGGACAAAAAACAACGATTAAAGATTAAAGGAGAAAGGCCTTATGGCACAAACTAAAGAAGTCGCAAAAGCGGCAAAACTAGATCTAGCGGTTCTTGCTAGTGATTCAAAAAATGCGAGTGGATTCGGCAATCTTGACTTGTCAAGAGATATCGCTATCCCTTACATCAATATACTACAAACAACAAGCCCTCAGCTTAATCCATCAAAAGCGGAACATGTTGAAGGGGCAAAAGTGGGACAGTTCTACAATACTGTTTCGCAGGAAGTCAGTGATTCACTTAAAGTGATTCCTGTCCTTTACCAACTACGATACGTGGAATGGAAACCACGTGAATCCGGTGGCGGATTTGTAGAAGCACATGATGCCGACAGTGGGATCTTGTCTAAAACAAAGCGCGACCAGTTGACATCTAAAGATGTGTTGGAGAATGGCAATTACATTGCCACTACGGCATATCATTATGTCTTGGTTCAAGGAGCTGATGGAAATTGGTCACAAGCAGTTATCAGCATGACATCTACTCAATTAAAAAAGAGCAGACGCTGGAACAGCTTGATGCTAACCCAAAAAGTTCAAGGCCCATCGGGAAGTTTCACTCCACCAACATACGCAATGATCTACAATCTCACTACAGTTAGTGAGTCAAATGATCGCGGAAGTTGGTTTGGTTATCAACTTGAGAAAGCTGGACAGGTAGAAGACGCTGACATTTATAATGAAGCAAAATCATTTTCAACCGCAGCATCAAGAGGAGATGTAGAAGCTAAACCTACCGTTGAGGGGGAACCTGTAAAAGAGGCTCCACAGTCAAACAGTAAAGAAAGCGACGAAGATATACCGTTTTAGGTATATCTTTTTCTAAACTGGAGGTTTAGTGGAAGTTGATAAATTTAAGGCGATATTTTCCGGCTTAGACATAGCTTATGGTCAGCACCAATCCAATGGAGAGCGTGCTGACGGTAAGCAGGAAGGAAAATCTTATATTGTCCGTAAAGAAATAACTGACGAATTATGGGAAAAACATCTTAAGGGGGAAGGACCTTCCTTAGGGATCATTCCTATTATGGCAGACAACACTGTTATATGGGGATGTATAGATATTGATACCTATCCTCTTGATCATAAGAAATTAATTCATAAAATAAGAAAATTAGAATTACCCCTAGTACATTTTAAATCTAAAAGCGGTGGGGCCCATTTATTTTTATTCGTGGCTAAACCAATTGCCGCAAAAATAATGCGATCGAAGTTAAAATCGGTTGCGTCAGATTTAGGGTACTCCTCTGCTGAAATATTTCCCAAACAATCGAGCATACTAATAGAAAAAGGGGATCTCGGTAATTTTTTAAACTTACCTTATTATAATTATAAAAATACTTCAAGATGTGCTGTTAACGATGATGGAACGAATTCTACGTACCATGAATTTTTATCGTTATACACTAAACATGTTGTTATTGATATAGACAGAATTGCAAGGCAGACATCTAATAAAGTCATAGCGGATGGACCACCTTGTTTACAAAGTTTGTGCTCGCAAGGATTTCCGGAGGGAACCAGAAATAATGGGTTATTTAACATTGGAGTTTATTTACGTAAGTTTGATCCAGAAAATTGGACAACTTTAATAGAAGAATACAACAGAAATCACATGACGCCACCACTTCCGTCTAGTGAAGTTGTGACAATAATAAAGCAGTTGGAAAAAAAGGATTACGCATATAGGTGCAAAGAACAGCCTATTGCCTCCTTTTGTAATGCTTCGGTTTGCAAAACCAGAAAATTTGGAATAGGTTCGGATAATGTAGCCCCTCAGTTTGGGTCTTTATCAAAATTATGCACTGATCCCCCTATTTGGTTTTTGGATGTTGAAGATCAACGTTTAGAATTGTCTACAGAAGAATTACAAATGCAACAGAAATTCCAAAGAAGATGTATGGATGTTCTTAATTTTCCATTTCCATTACTTAGATCAAATCTTTGGCAAGAGACACTGAGAACCTTGATGGGCAATGTTATTGAAATTGAGGTTTCTAGTGATGGGTCTGTGGCAGGTCAGTTTGAGGTTCACCTCCAGGAATTTTGTACTGATCGTGCCCAGGCTTTAAACAAAGATGAATTATTATTACACAAGCCTTGGACTGAAAATGGAATAACATATTTCAGGTTAAAGGATCTTCATGATTATTTGATAAGAAATAAATTTACTCATTATAACACCGGTCAAATTGTGGCGCGTTTAAGGGACCTTAAGGGAAAAAGTAAGTTCTTTAAGATAAAAGGAAGAGGGGTAAATACATGGTGTATTCCCGCTTTTCAGCAACAAGATTCAGATTTTGACATAAAGGAGATGGAAAGTGCACCGTTCTAAACCAGAAATTAATATTATATTAGGTCCTCCAGGGACAGGAAAAACACATAATTTATTGAATTTAGTTGAGAAAGAATTATCCAATGGGACACCACCGGACAGAATAGGTTTTTTTGCCTTTACTAAAAAAGCCGCAAGTGAGGCTAAAGAAAGGGCAAAAATAAAATTTAAATTGGAGGATAAACAATTACCGTTTTTCAGGACTTTACATTCTCTCGCATTTTTACAACTTGGTCTTACTACTTCAGAAGTAATGTCTCGGGACAATTACAGGGAATTTTCTCAAGCTTACGGGATGGATTTAGGTTCAGTAACAGATGGTTCAGATGTTGGTGGTGTAATAACAACCGACAACAGATTTATAACCGAAATAAATCTATCACGAATGAAAGGATTAGATTTACAGGATCATTACAATAAGTCAAATCTTGATGTATCTTGGCACGCATTGTTAAGGGCTCAACGTTCTTTTGAGGAATATAAGTCTAAACGAGAGGTTTTGGATTTCACTGATATGCTGGAATTATTTCTTCAGGTTAGTAATGTTCCTCAATTGGATGTTGTTTTTATAGACGAGGCACAGGACTTAAGTTGGTTGCAGTGGTCGGTTGCTGCCCATGCGTGGAGTAAGGCTAAAAAAGTTTACATCAGTGGTGACGATGATCAGGCTATTTTTAGATGGACGGGAGCGGACATAGAATACTTCATTAAAATGAAAGCTGATAACCTTACTATATTAAATCAATCATATAGATGCCCCAGATTAATTCATAAAATGGCCGATAAAATCATTCAACGTGTCGGTAACAGAAGGCCAAAGGAATGGAAGGGCAGAGATTACATGGGCCAAATACGGTACCACGCATTTACGGAGGGTGTTGATTTAAGAAATGGGGAGTGGTTGATAATGGCCAGAACAAACTATCTTTTAGATGAACTGGAACGACAGGTAAAAACAGAAGGTTTGTTGTACAAGAGAAACAACAGGCTTCCAATATCTCAAAAATTATTGGATGCAGTTCAGGCATGGAAAATGCTGAATGAGGAAAAAGAAATAGATTTGAGCTCTGTTAAATCTATTTATTCTTATATGTCAACAAAGATAAGCATCGAACACGGCCATAAGCAATTGAAAACTGCCGATGATAAAAGTAAATATAACATGGAATCACTGGTTATGCACCATGGATTATTAATGGCAGGCAGGCCTTGGGACGTAGCTTTTGATAAAGTTGGGAATAGGGATAAAGAATACCTTAGAGCCATAGAACAAAGAAATGGAAATAACTTTAATGTTGATCCTAAAATTAACTTAAGCACAATTCATGCCTCTAAAGGCGGGGAAGCTCAAAATGTAATGCTTCTTACGGATTTAACACGCAAGACACAGGAATCACTGGAACAAAATCCGGATGATGAGTCACGTGTATTC